GTCAACTTGTTAGACAAAGAAATCGTCAAGTGTTGAAATTTTTACTGCAGACCAACCAACAGCTTCGAGAATCGATTGTAACGGACTAAGAAACACTTTTTCGAATTGTGTTTCGTAGTCAATGTATTTTTCAAGCGCAAACTCTTTTGGTAACACGCCTGGAAATGCGATAATGTTTTCACGAATAGGGTTTGGAGTTTTAAGATGAACATACTTAACTTTATCACCACCAACAACAGACCTAAACTTTTTATCTAGACCTTTTTGCTTGAGATGGTTGTTGTACAAAATAGCACCACGAACGTGCATTGGACAACCCTTCTTGTAACCGTTTGTACGATCAATATACTTGTCAATGTTGTCTGTGCCAGAGTTACGACCAATATCTTCAGCGGTTAACTTAAAGAATTCCTGTCGGAAGTCTTCAATAAACTGCTGAACAGCCTGTTCGTCTTGATTCATAATAACTTTAAAAGAGTCTTTAAGTTTATCGCGGCATACTTCTGGAGTAGAAGAACGAACTGATTCGAGACCTGTTACAGAAATTTTTGGAGTATCGTAATGAACGCCTTCTGAGTTAAGCGTATTCATGATGTAACGCTTTTTAGCAATGAACACTGTTTTATCAGTAATCTTTTCACGCTTCATTGACATTGCTTGACGATATGCACCCATCTTTTGAGCAAGCTCAACATAACCAGCTTCGATAACACCTTCGATTTTCATCTTGCAAACTTTATCAAGGAACTCTTCACCTTTAGAACGTTCAACATCAACTGTACCAAACGATGCTTTGATAACACCAGACATGTCAACATAGATAGAATCGGTGTCGATATACATGATGTAATCTTTGTTTTCTGTTTTAAGCAATTTGTTAAGATATGCATTAACAGATTTTTCTGCGTAACGAATAGAAAGTTGACCTGATGTAGTGATCGCTTCGGCCATGTCGTTAATGTAGTACAGAAAGTAAATGTTAGCTGTTGCACCGTACAACGAGTTCATCGCAATCTTAATAGCCATTTGCTGATTATGCAAGTTATTAGCTTCACGCTTTAGCTTTTCTTTTTCACGTGGATCTTTTGTGTTCTCAAGTTCTTGTTCAACCTTCAACATCTTCTTTTTAATCACGGAACGATTGCCGTAGTATTCATCAATGATTTCAGGAATAACACCTTTGAATTCATTTGTGAAGCATGCACCATTTGCGCAAACAGACATTGACTTATCTGTGTTTTGGAATTTATCAGCAAGTACCATTTCTTGTGTTACATATTGTCGTTCATTTTCCAAATAAGTTTCTGGAGACATGTTGTACTGCAACATCAAGTGTGGATACAGTGAGTTCAAATCGAATGATACAACCCAAGGATGCATGCCAACTTTTGGATCTTTAACGAAACCACCAACAAGATCACCAGCTCGTTGACCTGGACCACCTTTAATCGGTGGAACACGACCAGCTTTAATGAGCCTACGATACAGTGTTGTTTCCCAGATACCTACTGTACCAAAAGCATCAGAATAATTTACACCGCCACCATAAGCAACGGTCATAACAAGAGAAAGCAATCCTGTTTCATCTTCGAAACGTTGAATAAGCCAAGTATCTTTAAGGTTATAGTCCAAATACAATTGTGGGTTTTGATCGTACAATTCTGTAAGTGTACCATACTCGGAGTAATCAAGTTTCTTTTCACCGAGTACTACGTTAGCAATGTGATCAAGTTTGTATGATTCTTGTGGACCGTATTTGTAACCAAACTTTTTAAATGCATCCATGTAGTCAACGATTGCAATACCGCTGATTTCATATGTGTTTTGCATTTTGCCAAAGAATTCACGGCCATGTTGGCGGAGGTTGCGCCAAGGCGAAAGATCTTTAATCCACTCTTCACCAAACAAGCTGCGCATACGAGTAATGATGTATTGAATATCGAAGTACTCTACGTTCCAGCCTGTAACAATATCTGGATAGTCGCTCATCCAAAGTTGCTTAAATTTACGAAGCAACTCTTCTTCTGAATCAAACTTCGTAAAGTCAATATCAGACGGATCGATGTTCAGCAACGTTTTAGTTTTATCGTAGTCTTTACGACCGAGCAAGTGATAGACACTTGTCTTAGAAGATTTATAAGCAATAGAAGTAATTTCTTTATCAGCAGTATCCATGTTAGGATAGCCGTTGCTAATATCAACCTCGATATCGAAAGACACGATATTAACTTTGGTAACATCGTAATCTATCGCATCGGGATATTGCTCTTGAATAAATTGAGCTACATAGTTAGTGCTACCAGCAATTTCAAAGCCGTGCACATCTTTGTACTGTTCAATCCAGTCTTTTGCGTCTTTCATCGAATCCATTTGAATAGGATTCATTGGACGATTGTTAATCAAAGAACGATATTTAGATGCAGTGTCTTTGCTTCCAACAAACAAGGTAGGACAATACTTAACTTTGCGCTCAAAACGTTTACCGTTTTCGTAACCGCGCCAAAGGATGCTGTTGCCAAACCGCTCAACAGACGTGTAAAAACTAGACATAATAAACCTTGTGTATCATAATATTAACCATTGTAACATGCAAAACAAGAAGTGTCAACTACATTTTACCTTTTAATTCTTCTGTTTTAATTTCATCGCCTTCACGATCATTAGCTATTTCTGCAGCTAACTGTTGAACTTGGCTGAGAAGGTGCTTGCATAAATCTTCATCATATGGATCACCTCCTCTTGTATCATATCTAAGCCGTTCAGTACGAATTTGAATTGCTTTATCAACCATAACATTTACTTTACGAATAAGATCTTCTACTGTGTGTTGCATATTTATGTTGCTAAGGCTGCAATTTGACTAAAGTTTTTAACTTTATCGAATTTAATATGAGACATAAATTTATCACCAAATTGATGTCCACGATGCGAGATAACAAAAATATTATCGTCAGAATTCAAGTTATGCAATGTTTCAATTAACATTTCAATACCAACTCCATCTAATGCACCATCAAGTGTTTCATCAAGAATAAGCAAATTAGTAGATACTGAATTACGTAATTTAGCAACTGCTCGCCATGATAACATAATAGCTAAAGTAATACGAAGCTTTTCGCCTTCTGAGAATGAAGCATATGAGAATGTATCACGGAATCTAGATTTAATTACTTCATTAAAGTTTTCATCGAGATTAAATTCAACAAACAAATCAAATGCACTTAGATATTTGTTAATAAGTTTATTCATCACTGGAACATATTGCTTAATGATTTTGGCTTTAATACCACCATCTTTAAGCATTGCACCCGTAACTGCAATAATTTCTTTTTCATTAAACAACTGTGTTTGACGACGACCAATATCTCTTAATGTAGCATTATATTCTTCAAGTTTTGTCGTGTCAACTGCTTCAACGTCTTCTTCAGCTGCGTTCAATTCATCTTTAAATGAAACTAGAGCGTTCTTAGACATTTTAATATTGGCACGGTGATCAGAACCTTTAAGAGCTTTCTGTTTAATTTGCTCTTCTATAGTAGAAATGTGACTGAGACCAGCTTCATATTCATCAATTTTAGTTGACAATCCATCAATGCCAGCTTCAATTTCACTTACCTTTTTACTTTTTTCAGTAACAACATTATCTTTAAAATCATGTGCAATACCTTGTTTACAAGTTGGGCAATTATCATTGTCGTGATAGAAAGATAACTCTTTATTGAGAGCACGAAGATTAGATTGTAGTTCTTGTCTTAATGTTTTTGCTTTTTCATTTTTAGATTTAAGTGCTGCTTTATCTACGCACTCTTTATCAAGCTCAGCTATTTCAGCGTCAATAATATCAATAGCTGCTTTTTCTTTTTCAATAGTCTCAAGATGCTCTTTCATCTTTTCTTTGATCTTATCTACTTCTTTTTCTCTAATCTTACGAATAGATTCATTATGATCTTTAGCAGATTCAATTCGAGTTTCAATCAAATCTTTTTGATAACTGTTTTCAGTAATGCTTTCTTTGTTAGCAACAACTTTTTCTTTTAGCAAAGTATTCATTGTACTAAATACCTGAATATCAAGAAGGTCTTCGATAATCTCACGACGACCTTGTGCAGGTAATTCCATAAAAGGAACATATGTAGCACTACCTAGAATAACAATCTGAGTAAAAGATTTGTAGTTTAATTTAAGAATATTTTGTTCGAGATATACTTGATAATCGCGAACAGCAGCATCTTGATTTACCAAAATACCATTTAGAAAAATTTCAAAAATGTTTGGCTTTAAACCACGACGAATAAGATATTGCTGTATTCCAATAC